TACAGATAATGCTCTTGATGAAACAAAGAGTTCTTACAAAAAAGCAATTCCTGTATTTGATAAAACATTTTTAAAACCATATGATAAGACTAAATAATATATTAAACGAAGTAATTAGTGAAGGTGGTGTTGGTGGTCATATGGCACACCCATTTGATTTTGCCGATACGGGAGCTAAATTGGTAGATGTATTTGCGAAAGCAACAAAGTCTTTAAAACAAGGCGCCGGTAGTGTAAAGATTGATGGTGTTAACGCGAGTATTCGTATGGTAAACGGTCAATTTGTAATGGATCGTGGATCAGCAAAACCACTTGATATTAAAGGAATGCGACCTGAAGACTTACAAACAAGATTTGGAGCTGGTCATGGATTTGTCAATATAGGGGCTAAAGTTATTAATATATTTGATGCAGCTGTTCCGTCTACACAAACTGAGTTAAAGACATTGGGTTTATTAGATAATCCTAATATATTATTCAACATTGAATATGTAGAGGGTCAAACAAATGTACTTGGATATGGCGAAATTGGAAACTTTTTAGCTATTCATGGATTAAAAGAAATTAAGCCAAAGACTTTTGGTAAAGATGGAAGTGTTAAATCCAGAGTAGCTGTTGAAATACCATATGATAAAACTGCAATGGAGTCTTATATAAACAAATTAAATGTGGTTGCTATGAAGAGTGGTTTTAAGGTATTAGGTAGTGTTGATACTACTTTCAAATCAAAACCAAACCTAGCGAGTGTTTTGACGCAATCAGTTACGTTGTATCCCACAGGTGAAGCTGTAACTAAGTCTTTGAAAGACTGGTTAAAAGGATTAAAGTTTAAAACGCCACTAATTACCCGTGAACAATTTTTAAAAGCGGTTGATAGTAAAAATATCAGTCAAGATTTTGCCGGTCAAGATGTAAATAAAATAGTTAATGATACTATTGTTTATTTAACCACAATTAAATTGGGAGACGAAATATTAAAAAATGCTACCAGTGAAATTGGCGATTTAGAAAAACACGAAGGTATAGTTGTGAGAGATTCAAGTATTTACAGTGATCCATTTAAAATTACAGGAAGTTTTATTATAAAAGGTCTTGGAAGTAAGTTTAAGAAATAAATTAAATACGTATTTGTTATGAAGAAAGCATCAGGTAAAAGTAATCTAGGCATCGTTAAAGATTACCTAGAAGGCAATCGTCCATTCGTACAAGTTGGCTACGATGCCAATTTGGAGAACAATAAACGCAAAGAAGGTGAAGAATGGGAGGATAGTCAAGGACGCAAATGGGTTTGGAAGAATAAAATCAAACGTAGAGTTTCAAAACGTGCCACAATTATTAATGAACAACGTTGTAAAACGTGTAATATGGATGTTCGATGGGGCAATTATTTGGACGACCGAGTTTGGCCTAAAACTGGATATTGTTACGATTGTTTTATTAATTTTCAAACTGAGTTAAAATTGATGGGTATGTTTGATGTCTATAATGAACTGCAGGATTTAAAAAATGAACGTAGTATTTTAGAAGATTATAAGAAAAAGTTTGAAGAAAGTAAAAAGTTCTGTGAAGAAAATAAAGATAAAGATGTTACATTTCTTGAAGAAGATGGATCATTTGAAAAATGGGATGGCAATATAGATTACAATAAAATATTTGAAGATTTAATTAAAGATATAGGAGTTATTGATATACGTTTAGATGAACTGACCCCTAAGATAAAAGAATACGAAGAAAAATATGAGTCAGCCAAATCTCAGAGAAATAATAAAACAAGAGTATAAGAAGTGTATAGAGGATCCTATATACTTTATGAAGAAGTATGTTAAGATTCAACATCCTATTAGAGGCACGGTTGCATTTGAACTATATCCATTTCAAGAAGATGCTTTACAAAACTTTGTTGATAATCAATTAAACATTGTTCTTAAGAGTCGTCAGATGGGTATCAGTACCCTTACAGCCGCTTATAGTTTGTGGTTAATGACATTTCATAATGATAAGAACATTCTTTGTATTAGTATTACGCAAGAAACAGCGAAAGAAATTGTCACTAAGGTAAGATTTGCAAACGATAACCTTCCAAGTTGGTTAAAAGTTCCTTGTGTAGAAGATAATAGATTGTCATTACGATTAAAAAATGGTTCACAAATCAAAGCAGTTTCATCGGCTGGTACAGCGGGTCGTTCATCAGCACTATCTTTACTAATTATCGACGAAGCCGCATTTATCGATGGTATTGAAGAAATTTGGCTGTCTTCTCAATATACACTGTCTACTGGTGGTAGAGCTATTATACTAAGTACGCCAAACGGTGTTGGCAATTTCTTCCATAAAATTTGGGTTGAATCTGAAGAAGGCAAGAATAATTTTAAAACAATTAGATTACCTTGGCATTTACACCCAGAAAGAGATCAAACGTGGAGAGATAAACAAACTGAGTTGTCAGGAGTAAAAGGTGCAGCACAAGAATGCGATTGCGACTTTAGTACATCTGGTAATCAAGTTGTAAGTGTAGATATTCTTGAGTTTTACAAACAAACACATCTAAAAGATCCTGTTGAAAAGCGAGGTAACAATCAAGACCTATGGATCTGGGATTATCCTAATTATAGTAAAAACTACATATTGACAGCTGACTGTGCTAGAGGAGACGGTGGTGATTTTAGTGCGTTCCACGTTATAGATATAGAAACATTGGAACAAGTAGCTGAATATAAAGGTCAGTTAACTACAAAAGATTATGGAAACTTATTGGTTAGTGTTGCTACTGAATATAACAATGCTTTATTGGTGGTAGAAAATAACACTATAGGATGGGCTACATTACAACAAATTATTGACCGAGATTATCAAAATACGTTTTATAGCGCAACTGATTTGACGGTGATTGATGTAGAAAAAACATATTCTAATAAATTAAATACAGCTGATAAAAAGTTAATTCCTGGATTTACAACAACTAGTAAAAATAGACCTTTAATCGTAAGTAATTTGGAGTTATTTTTTAGACAAAAACAAGTGATTATGAAGTCTAAAAGATTATATGAAGAACTGAATGTGTTCGTTTGGAACGGACCCAAAGCAGAAGCGATGAGGGGTTATAATGACGATTTAGTTATGGCAATTGGAATTGGATTGTGGATACGTGAAACAGCGTTGAAGCTTAGAAATGAACAAATAGCTTATAACCGTGCAATCATTTCAAAAATATCAAAAGTCTCAAGTCAAATTTCAATTCCGAAACAAGTAAGCGCGGTACCAGATCATCATAAAACTATGGATTTCACGGTAAATGACAAAAAAGAAAGTTTAACTTGGTTGATGTAAATACTTATATATTATAGATAAATCATATGTCAGATAAATCTTTTCAAGAATTACGGAGTCGGTCTTTATTCGCTCGTTTGAAGCGTTTGTTTTCAAACGACGTGATCGTTCGCAACATTGGTGGTAAAAAATTAAAAGTTATTGATACTGATGAAATTCAGTACGCTACAGATCGTAATAGTTTAAGAGACAGGTTTAATAGATTACGTACTACTTCGTATAATCAATATACTAGAGATTTTAATTTATCATATCAAAGCAGTCGTGTAGAATTGTTTAGAGATTATGATACAATGGATATGGATCCAATTCTATCATCTGCGTTGGACATTTATGCAGATGAGTGTACAACCCGAAATGAAATGGGTGAAGTAATTCATATCAAATCTTCCAACGATGAAATTAAAAACATTTTGCACAATCTATTCTATGATATTCTGAACATAGAGTTTAATTTATGGAGTTGGTCACGGTGTATGGTTAAATATGGTGATTTTTATCTACGACTTCATATTAGCCCCGAATATGGTGTTTATTTAGTAGAACCATTGAGTACATATTATGTAACACGTGTGGAAAATGCACATTTGACCAATAAAAACTTTGTTAAATTTCAAGTCAATTTGCCATATGGAAACAAGATGGAGGATTTGGAGAACTATCAAATTGCTCATTTTAGATTATTGAGCGATAGTAACTTTCTCCCATATGGAAAAAGTACTTTAGAAGGCGCCCGACGTGTTTGGAAACAATTGAGTTTGATGGAAGACGCAATGTTAATTCATCGTATTATGCGTGCGCCTGAAAAACGCATTTTCAAAGTTGATATTGGTAATATTCCACCAAATGAAGTTGATAATCATATGCAACGTATTATGGACCAAATGAAAAAGGTACCATATTTGGATCAAGAAACCGGAGATTATAATTTAAGATTCAATCTACAAAACATGGTAGAGGACTTTTTCTTGCCTGTTCGTGGTAGTGATAGTGGAACCAGTATTGAAAATTTATCTGGATTAGAGTGGACTGGTACCGATGACATTGAGTATCTTCGTAATAAAATGATGGCAGCACTTAAGATACCCAAAGCATTTTTGGGATATGATGAATCATTGAGTGGTAAAGCTACATTAGCAGCTGAAGACATAAGATTTGCTAGAACAGTAGAACGTATACAACGTATTATGGTTAGTGAATTGAATAAAATTGCGGTTATTCATTTATATAGCCAAGGATATAGAGACGAATCATTAGTAGATTTTACACTAGAATTAACTAATCCGTCCACTATATTTGAAAAAGAAAAAATCGATGTATATAAGAGCAAAGTGGAACTTTGCAAAGATATGCAAGAACAAAAAGTATTTTCTAAGAAATGGATTTATGAAAATATCTTTGGTTTATCAGATCATGATATGATAACTCTGCAAAAACAACTAATCGACGACGCTAAAGGAAATTATAGGTTTAAGCAGATTGAAGAAGAAGGCAATGATCCAGCTCTATCCTTTTTAAATAAAAAAGATAAGGAGGGTGAAAGCGGTGGTGGTGGCGGAGCTGAACCAGGTGGTAGTGAGCCTGGGACTGACACTGCTCCTGAAGGAGGAGATGATAGTGGTAAAGATACCGGCGCTGAAGCTGGTGGTGAACCATCAACCCCCCCAAAGTTATCAGAAAAACGTGATCAAACTGGTAGAAAAGATGCCAGTAAATATCCATTTGGCGAAGATCCATTAGGCACATTAGAAAACAATAGACGTAGTGATTTATCAGTATCACACAAATATAAAAATGGATCGCCATTGTCTTTGGAGTCTATTAAGGGGCTGACAGATTTGTTAAAAACGTTGGATCAAGAAAAAGAAAGTTTGATGGAAGGAAACAAAAATTCTTTCATGGACGAACAAAATATAAAAGAATAGTATAATTCCTATATATTTAACCACATTGATTATATTTATAAATAATAATAAATAATATGCACAAGAAAGCAAAACATTCAAAATTCAAGAATGCTGGAATATTGTTTGAACTACTCACTCGACAAATTACATCAGACATTCTAGCGGGAAAAGATGAATCATTTACTAAAAATTTAATGTTCAAGTACTTCCACGAAAGTAAAGAACTTGGAAAAGAGGTGCAGCTTTATAATTTTATTTTACAACAAAAAAGTAAAGATGTATCTTCGGCCGAACGACTTTTGGGTGTTGTATTACAAACACGATCTAAACTTGACGAACGTGAATTAAATAAACAAAAGTATAGTATCATCAAAGAAATTAAAGAAAAATATAACATTGATGATTTTTTAAAGAACAAAATCCCAAATTATAAGTTATATGCTTCCATTTATAAATTATTTGAAGACCAAGATAAAAGTGGGGTTAAGTTTGAAGTTACTGAGTTAATAGAATCCAGAGAGTACATCGTTGAAAATTTGACAAAAGAAAAGAAGTCGGATCAAGAATCGTTGGATGTTTATGGAAGTCAAACTGCAGACGTTAGATTGTTAGCATACAAGTTTTTAATTGAAAATTTCAATAGTAAATACAATGATTTATTACCAGATCAAAAGAAACTATTGAAGGAATATATTACCAATGTTTCAAATTCCAGTAAATTTACAAAGTATGTCAATGAAGAATACAAAAGAATCAGCTTGGTATTAAAAGACCAAGTAAAAAATGTTACATCTGAAGTAGTTAAAATTAAAATAAATGAAGTTATTAGTCAATTTTCTACTAAATCTTGTGCTGGTATAATTAAAGAAAATCAATTGACATCTTTATTGAATGCGTATGAATTAGTAGAAGAAATTAAAAAGATTGATGTCAAAAATGAAACAAAATCTTAAAGAAAAGATTAAACGAATTTTAACCAAGTTAAAGGTTAAAAATGAAGCTAGTACAACAGGTACAGGCGCGGTCGCGTCTGGTCCTGTTTCAGTTGGGGGTGATGCTGCTAGAACACCATTTGCATTTAGCCGCCGTGGACCAGGAAACATTAGAGCCGCAACACAATTAGGATATAAGTTAGCTAAAGCTATCAAAAGAAGTAATGGATATAAGTTGGAAAATCAAATGTACAGTGGTCCGGCTTACGCAACACCAGCACAATCAATTGAATTAGGCGATACATATACTGACGAAAATGGTTTGGTTCAACACAATGATCCTGATATGGATCCCAATTTAATTGGATATAAACAAGGTGCTTTACCTATGTATGAGAGATTTAATACTCTTAAATACGAACAAGAAGATAAACCAGTTGCTGCCCCACAACCTGCTCAACCTGCTCAACCTGCTCAACCTGCTCAACCTAAACAACCTGCTGCTGCGCCATCGGTAGATTTAAAAACATACGATGTTCTTCCTGACTTTACAGCATTTGATACAAAATTAAAAAGTTCGACTGAAGCATTAAAGAACAATCTTCAAAAGTCGATACAGGATAAAATTTTGGGTAAGAAGATTGTGGTTAGAGCTAGTAAAGGATACAAACAGCCTGAAACAGATTATACAATCAATGTAACAGGCGTTGCGATTGATTATTATTATGATAGATATGTCATCATAATTATTGGACGCGAGGAAAATAAACAAAAGGTGGCTAAATTCTTTGTTAAACCAGGATTTAAACTTAAAATTTTAGGCAATGCTGATAATTTGAAGCCAAAGGATCAATATCAAGTTGCTAAATCAAAAGCATTAGTTGAACCAAACAGTCAACAAAATGTTGTTCCATCAAACAAAATAACCTCTGATAAAGAGGATGCGACTACTCAAGATCAAAACGCACAAACGGGAACAACACAACCTAAAGCTTAATTATATGAAACAAGTACTGATAGATATTTTACCATTTGAATTTAAAAAAACATCTTTAAATGAATCTCTTAAAGATGGAAAATTATACGTAACCGGCGTATTACAACGTGCCGACGCGAAAAACCAAAACGGCCGTGTGTATCCAGTAGATGTGCTGAAGAGAGAAGCTGAGAAATATATGCAAAATTTCGTTAAACAACGTCGTGCTATGGGTGAATTAGATCACCCAGAATCATCTGTTGTTAACTTAAAAAATGTAAGTCATAATATCGTAGATATGGGGTGGGAAAGTAAAGATTTAGTTGGTACAGTTGAAATTCTTCCTACGCCTAGCGGTAACATTTTAAGAGACTTGCTACAATCAGGTATTCTTTTGGGTATTAGTAGTCGTGGATTAGGAAGTGTTAAAAAAGATATGCGTGAAAATGCAGATGTTGTACAAGACGATTTTGATTTAATTGCATTTGATTTCGTAAGCAATCCAAGTACACAAGGAGCTTTTATGTATCCACAGGGAAAAATCAATGAAAGCGTTGAACAAAAAATAATAATTAACCCATATAGTAATGTTGAAAGAATTATTCACAACATTCTATCAGAACTATAATATTTATAAAGTATGAAATTAAAACATTTACTGGAAAACTCTACGGAATCGACTTATGTCGCTTTGACCAAAGAAGAAAAATCAAAAATGGTCGGGGTTATTAAATCTTACAACGAATATCGTAAAGGATTAAAAGCTGATAGTGTCTATGAAACAGCACAAAAAATTATGGAAGCTGTTAATTTAGCAGAACGATATGCTATTAAAGAATGTAACGAATGGATGGAAGCTAAAATGGTGGAACGTGATATGAAAGAAATCAAACGTGATGCCGCTAAGATGTACGAAGAAGCACAAAAGATGAAAGCTATTGAAAAACAACTTGAAATGTTGTATGAACAAGTTGGTATGAGATTGGAACGTTATTTTGAGATCGCAGATTCAATGAATGAAAATCCACAAACAGCCAATGTTAGTACTAACGCATCGGTATAGAATCGATAAATTCCAACATCGAGATAAACGATTCAAAAACATATTTTCTATTTGCTTCTAATACATAACCTTCGTCTGTTTTATAGACGAAGGTTTTTCTCTTTTCATTAACCATATCTAAAGAGGGAACTTCTACTTCAGAGAACATTCTGTACTCGTCATCTATACGAAAATCCATTTCGCCTAACAAATCTATCTCCATAAAATTCCATCCATTTGGGTTATCTATATCTTCAAGTTTGTACATTTTTTCTTCTTCAAAATTATCATTATTTATAAAGTTAATTAATTTTGGAGATTTGTACTTGTTATAACTATTATTCATTTCACGTACATCGGGATTTGAATAAGCGTTTTCTTCGCCGGTTCTTTTTATGAACTTATAATTATCTTTTTTAGAATTCATATGTTTAGAAAAATTGGGATTAAAATTATAGGCCATAAGAGTTAATTCTATCTATAAAGTCTGATAACGAACTTGTTTGTTCACTGTCTTTGTTTTTATCTACACCGGTACTCAACATACTAAATATTTCTTTTTCTGGTCGATCAGGATAGGTTCTTTGTACAAAACAAGCATAAATAATTAAATTTTTATTTTTTTGATCTATTAATTTTTTAAACACATACTTTTTTGTACTACCGTTACTGAATATTTCGGTTTGTATCTGTGTGTTTTCCGGCGCATTTGGAATAAAATTGGTTTTGCCAAATCCGCTAAATCCATTTTGCTTATTTTGAAATATCAACATTTCTTTTTTGACAAATGGAACTCCTTCGTTTTCTTTCAACACTTGATTAAAAGGTTTTCCTTTGATAATGTCAAAATCACTTAGTGAATACTCAGACTCTTTGAGACTTTTCAATATCTCTTTTAGTTTGGTAAAATCTTTAACGCTACTTGGTTTTATAGTACTAGCCATTGTACGCACTGTTGAAGATACTTTTCCAGGTTTAATTTTTCCTTTTTGTAAGGCTCGTACTAATCTGAATAGTCTCGCTTGCTTTTCACTTTGTGCTGGCATATATCAATAAATATAAAATATTTTGATATATTTACGTTTTTAATTATATTTATTATTCAAATACATCATTCTTTGATGTGACAGCGATTTATCTTCTTTGGAGTTCTTCAATAGCTTCATAAACAAATAACAATAAGAAAGACAGAAATATAATTATGAGCGATCTATTAAAAGAAAGTATTGCGGATGCAAAGGCTGTTCGTGAAACAGCATTGGCAAATGCAAAAACATTCCTTGAAGAAAGTTTTGCAAACAGTATGAAAGAAATGTTTGCGGACAAACTCAAAGAAGAAATGGCAGACGAATCAACCGAAGAAGAAGAAGGTAAGATTGAAGAAAAGCTTGCATCTTCTAACATTGGTAAAAATGATGGTTTAACAGCTAAGACTTCTAAGCCATCAAATCCATCTACACTCAAGTCTACATCTTCAAACGGTAAACAAGAATTTGATGTTAAACTTGAAGAAGAAGCTTCATCTGAAGAAGGCGATGAAGTAACTAGTGAAGAACTAGATGAAATTCTAGCTGAATTAGAAGGCGAAGTATCTGACGAAATGCACAGTCAAGGTTCTTCTGAAACACCCGATACAGGTGAAGAAATGGGCGAAGACATGGGTGATATTAATCTAGACGAACTTCTTGCTGAACTAGAAGCTGAAGATCCTTCTGCACTAGCTCCAGCTCCAGCTCCAGCTCCTGTTGCTCCTGATGCTCAAGCACCTGTAGATCAAGTACCTGCAGCTCCCGCTCCAGCACAAGTTCCATCTCCTTCTGAAGGAGGATATGCAGACGAAGTTTCTACCGAAGAAATGGCAGAAGCTTTGGTCGCTATCAACGAAGAAAACGAATCTCTTAAGAAACATTTATCAGAAGCTCTAAGCACTGTTAAGTTTATGAAGGGCGTTCTATCTGAAACCAACCTATTGAATGCTAAGTTGCTTTATACCAACAAGTTGTTCAAAGGTAAGAGTTTAACCGAAGATCAAAAACTTAAGATCATTAACACTTTCGACTTGACAAGAAACATCCGTGAAGTCAAGTTGGCATATACAGTTTTAGCCGAATCATTTAATTCCGGTGCATCAGTTGTCAAGAAAAAAACCAATACAACTGCTCACACTATCACCGAAGGTTTGGCAAGCAAACAAGTATCATCAACTAAGCCAGTATCTACTATTGTAGAACCACACGCTGACGAGATGACTTCAAGATTCCAAAAACTCGCAGGAATCAAGAAGTAAAATTAGTTTGCGAGTAAAAACCTAACAGTAATTAAATAAAGAAAGATACAAATATGAGTATGGATATTAAAAGTCTATTGACAAACAATATGAATCCACAGGCCAAATTAATGGCAGAAACACGTGGATTACAAGGCAAATGGGAAAAGACAGGCCTCCTAGAAGGTTGCAAAGGTGTTGAAAAAGCACATATGTCAATCCTATTAGAAAATCAAGCAAAACAATTGCTTGACGAAGCAACCACAACTGGTACATCTACCAGTTCTGAACAATGGGCTGGCGTAGCTCTTCCATTGGTTCGTCGTGTGTTTGCTGAAATCGCTGCGAAGGAATTCGTAAGCGTTCAACCAATGAATCTACCATCTGGTCTAATCTTCTATCTAGACTTCAAGTATGGTACAAACGCTCCTGGTTCAGATTTGCGCAACTTGAACAACGGTAGTTCTGTAACTACCCGCGCCGGTAAGCAATTGAACGACAGTTTGTTCGGTGGTACAGGCAAGAAATTGGGTTCAACCGATGACGCAGTACGTGGTCTATACGGACAAGGTGCTTTTGCATATTCAGTTCGTCCAGTAAGTAGTTCCGCTATTACAATCGCGTATTCAGCGGCAGCAACCAATAACGGTGGTACAATTCAAACCGCTTCTTGGAATGACGTACAATTTGCAGCTGAATTAAGTGGTTCCGTGGTAGCTAAGAAATTGTTTAAAGTAATATTGAATCACGATGATAATAATACCCCTGTATCAAGTTATGGAAATCTATACAACGTTGACTTGAATGCAGTGCGTTCATTCAACTTGATCTCAGGTTCAGGTGCGACCAATCCAGGCCCACTCATTAAAAACGGTGTGGTGTTGAACACTTACAGCAAAGCAGTCAATACTGGTAGTTTGAGCAATCCATTCTATCAAACTGTATACATCGTATCCGCTTCACAGAGTACATTCGCTGGCGCCGCCGGCGGTCCAAGACTTAAATTGATCTATAGTCTACAACCTACGGACAACCTACGTGGTGACTTTGAAGCTGGTAAGACACCAGGTGAAGGTTCTGGTACATCCGCTAACGTTGCTACTCAAAGCATCGACACTGATATCAGTATCCCAGAAGTTAACTTGGTACTAAACAGCGAACCAATCGTTGCTAAGACCCGTAAACTAAAGGCAGTCTGGACCCCAGAATTAGCGCAAGACTTGAACGCATATCACTCTATTGATGCAGAAGCAGAATTGACTGCTCTGTTGAGTGAATACGTATCTATGGAAATCGATCTAGAAATCCTAGAAATGTTGAACGGTGCTGTTCAAGGTATAACTACCGAAGCTTGGTCCGCCCAAATCGGTGTTGAATTCAGCAAGGGATTGAATGCAACTACTGGTGACGCAGTATTCACACGTAATGCAAATGCTTCTGCAAATCGTACAGCTTACGTTAAGAGCACTTGGTTCCAAACTCTTGGTAACAAGATTCAAAAGGTATCTAACACAATCCAAAAATTGACCCTACGTGGTGGTGCTAACTTCTTGGTCGTAAGTCCAGACGTAGCAACCATTTTGGAATCAATTCCAGGATATGTTGTTAACACTGACGGTGACAGTGCTAAGTTCGCAATGGGCGTTGCACGTGTTGGTAGCTTCGCAAGTCGCTTCCAAGTTTACAAGAACCCATATATGACCGATAATATCGTATTGGTTGGTT